CTGACGCTCGCTTCCTTCGCCATGATTAGCGTGGCTGTGTAGTCCGGCAGGCGTTCTCCGTTGGCGTATCGGCGCAGCGTCGGCTGTGGAATGCCCATGTCATGGGCGGCTTTGTTGACCGGGCGCTGGTGCAGCGCTAAGGCTATGAATTCGTCATAAGTCATAGAAAACTCCAATTGGTTGGCTTGTTCCGTTCGGAATAATATCGCTACGTCTATTCCGATCGGAACAAGTCCGTTTGGAATGGATGGTTAACCATACACCAAACCGGCATCTGAGAGGACCGGTCAACCGATAGGAGCAGTGCCATGCAAAAGAACCGCGTCGTTGTTGATATCCACGCCATTACTGTCCGTGAGGGCACGTCGAAAAAGAGCGGGCAGCCGTACCACATGGAAGAGTGCGCGTGCATGACTACCACGGAGTACACCACTTCGGATGGGCAGGTCATCAGCGAGACGATGCCCGGTATGGTGATGCTGCCGAAGCATCTGAACGGCAAGGTTCGTCCGGGCAAGTTCGAAGCGACGATTGGTCTCGGTCAGTTTGAGGGCAAGTTGACGCTGCGCGTGGTCGATCTCGTTCCGGTTGAACAGCAGGTTCGTCCGCCTGCCAACGCACCCAAGGCGCAAGCTGCTGCGTCGTAATCGATAGTCCGCTACGGCGGGCTTTTTCAGTTTACGGAGGACGCGATGTTGCTCCCCTTCCTTTCCTACATCGGCTGTCGTTGGGCGGCCCGCCGTTTGGATCGCAAGCGCTTCGCTCGTCCGTACATGGTCGCGGCCAAGCGTTCACGTCGCCTGTGGCATCTGGCCGATTGGCTCGGTCTCTAAGTTCCCTGGTCGTCGCGGTGAGCAACGTGGCGGCTTTTTTCAACCTCTCGATATGGAGGAAACCATGCTCAAGAAAATCGCTGTTGGTCTGGCTTCGCTGGGCGGTGCTGTTGCCGCGAACGCTGCTGTCGATCCGTCCGTCACCACGGCCCTGACCGGCGCTGGTACGGATGCGGCTACGGTCGGCGCTGCGGTGCTGGTGGTGATCGTCGGCATCTTCGCTTTCAAGATGCTGCGCAAGGCGCTGTAATGGCCTCGGGGGCGCTGGTTGGCGCCCGTTGCTTCTCTTCCAACGCGGAGGCAACGGACGCGGTGTATAGCGCGGCCCCGATCGGTCAGAGCGTGGGACAGACGACCTACGTATCGGAGTTTGTGCAGTCCTCCGGTTCGTGGGTCGTTCGTCGTTCTGTGATTGCGCAAGACGGCACGGTGACGCAGTTGGCGGATGCTGCCGCGCCGTCGCTGTCGTTCCCGGTATGCGATACGACCGCGCAGTTTACGGACGGCATGACCGTTGGCTGGGGTGTGGTGGCGGCGATGGTGGCCGCCTGGGCGGTGGTGGTGCTTCGCAGGGGGCTGTGATGCTGGCGACGGACTTTTGGACGTGGGCGGGCTTTCTGGTGGTGGTTCTGCCCGCCTGCGTCGTGTTCTTTTCTCTCGGTGGGGGTGAGTGATGCGAGCGCTCTTGCTGTTGCTCTGCATGGTTGCGTCGTCCGCGTGGGCGTCTGCGATTCCGGTTTCGTTGCCGCCTAACCTGACCTCTGTGGCTGGGGGTATCGCCACGAATGGCGCGGTGTCGATGGCCGGCGGTTCTGCGGCTGTCACGTTGACGACGCAGGTTGACGGCCAGATGGTTCGCATCCCTGCGGTCATGCGCATGGCGGCGAATGCTGGTCAGGTGGGTGTGGCCGCGATGCGGATCAACCCGGCCGGGATGATCGCCTCTTCGATCCTGTCGTACATGATTCAGTACGGCATCCAGAAGTGTGCTGACGGTACGTGGTGTCACACCCAGCCTTCGTCGGTGCCTGCTGGGCAGATTGATCCGACGTCGACTGGTTGGGGGAACGTGTCGACTGATCGCTCTGAGTGCTATCAGAGCACGAGTTGTACCGCACAGCAGGCGTGTGATGTGTACATGATTGGTCAACCGCCTGGGAATACGATTTCGATTGTTCAGATTGGTCCTTCGGTTGCGACGTGCACGATTGTGACGGCGAGTGGTCAGTCGTTTGGCGTTGGCAATATTGCGAAAGCCTCTCCGTATACGCCGCCGCCTGGCACGCCGGTTCCAGCCACGGATGCGGATTGGTCGAAGGTGCCGATTACTGGTTGGCCGGACCAGATGACGGATGATTTGTCGGCTGTGCCTGGTGTGCAGTTGCCGGTGACCGTGACGCCTTCTGTCGACCACGTTGACGTTCCGCTTGGCTCTCCGGCCACCGACCCAGTGACGGGCAACCGGTACCAGACCAATGCGCGCGTGACGCCCAATCAGAACGACCCGCGTACGGCGGATCTGACGGTCACCAAGCAGCCGGTTGACGCGAACGGCAATCCGGTCACCGATCCCACCACGGGTGCGCCGAAGCCTCCAGAGAAGCCGACCGATCCGTGCGATGGGCATGAGTCGCGTGTCGGCTGTATGGATGCCGGAAGCGCGCCTGATCCGGAGGCTATTGCGGAGAACAAGATCAACGTGAATGTCACGCCGGACAGCGGGTGGGGGCCTGACAACGGGTCGTGTCCTTCCGGGACGTTTTCGGTGCGCGGCTTCTCGTTCTCCACGCCTTGGGGGCCGGTGTGCAGCTTCGCGTCGATGATCCGGCCGCTCGTGATTGCGGTCGGCTGGGTGGCAGCGGCGTTGATCGTGGTGGGTATCGGACAGAAGGGAGGTGAGTGATGCCGGCTCTTGCAACGTTGTTGGTGGCTCTGGTTGGGCCGATGGCTCGGCGGTTGTTGATCTCTCTCGGGCTCGGGCTTGTGACGTTCGTCGGTTTGAGCGCGGCCGTGAATGGAGCGTTGTCGGCCGCTAAGGGTGCGCTGGGTGGTCTGACCGGGCCTGTGGTGTCGCTGCTTGCGATGGCGGGTTTTTTCACGGCGCTGTCGGTCATTGCCGGGGGCATCGTCGCGCGGGTGTCGATGATGACGCTACAGAAGTTCGGGCGGGTGACTGGGTCATGAGCGCGACGCAACCTATCACTCTCATCACGGCTACGCCGGGCGGTGGTAAAACGGCGCTCGCTGTCCAGATGATGGCTGAGGCGGTGAAGCAAGGTCGGCCGCTGTTCATGCAGGGCATTCCGGAGCTGCGCTTGCCGTACATTCCTCTGCCGCCGGTTGTTGAATGGACTGAGACGCGCGTCGATCCGGAAGACCCGGATCAGCGCTCGCTGCCCTACTTCACGTTCCCGGAGAAGTCGCTCATCGTCATCGATGAGGCGCAACGAATCTTTCGCGTGCGGTCGGCTGCGAGCCATGTGCCGAACCACGTTGCTGCGTTTGAGACGGTGCGGCATACCGGTGTCACGTTCCTGCTGATTACGCAGTCGCCCGGCTTTCTCGATTCGCATATCCGCAAGCTGGTTGGCCAGCATATCCACCTGCGCGATGTGGGGCTGCTCGGTCGCTGGTGGTACGAGTGGCCAGAGGTCGGCAACCCGGAAGCGTTCAAGTCGGCTCCGATCAAAAAGAAGTGGTCGTTGCCGAAGTCGTCGTTCGGGTTGTACAAGTCCGCGAGTCTGCATATCAAGCGCAAGTACAGCATTCCGCCTGCGATGGTGGTGATGATCGGCGCGGTACTGCTCGCAGTGCTTGCGATCTGGCGCGTTTATCACCAAGTCGAAAAGAAGGTGCATCCCAATGCTGAAGTCTCTGCAAAGGCTGGTGCGCCAAGCGCGGCCAGCGGTGTTGTGGGCGCTGGTGTTGTTGCCGGTCCTTCTCCTCGTTCCAGCGATCCGGCAGAGCAGCTTGCGGCCTTTGTTCCTGTGGTGCCGGGCCATCCTGAGAGTGCTTCTGCATATAGCGCGCTGAGGGAGGTTAAGACGATGCCGCGCGTGGTTGGTGCGGTATGCATGGGTGATCGCTGTCAGGCGTTCACGCAGCAGGGCACGGATGCGGGTCTTGATCGCTCGCAGTCGCGTCGGTGGCTTGCAAATCGTCCGTTCGATCCGTATCAGGAAGTGGTTCCAGCGTCGGCGTCGGAGGCAGTGCGCGAGCCTGCTTTAGCGCCTGGGTTCGATTCATCGCGTGAGCCGGTGCCGGCAGCGGCGGCTGCGCGTGATGGTGCTGCGGAGTGGTCCGGTTACGGCGGTGATGGGTTGATTCGTCACCCGAAGCCCGTGCAGTCGATTGCGCGCAACTAGCGTCGGGAGTGTTCCCGCCTTTGCTCTGGCGGTGATGGTGGTGCGATAGCAGGAAGAGAGAGTTTGTCGCGCGGCCAGCGCGGCCAGCGGGGACCGAGCAGCGGGTATCACCACAAAGGTGTCCACTCAGCGCCACAAGCAAACACCCCCTCTCTTGCAAGCCCCTCCGACGCGTTTGGCGGGCCTATGGCGCGTTTTCCGAAGGTGGTGGGTGGGTAGGGATGGGGACACGCTTCGCGCGACACGCGTGACGGAGCGTAGCGACGGCAGGCGGGGCGCGCGCAGCGCGCCCCTAGACTTGAATCACTAACACTTGAGAACCGAGCCAGTAATTACAAGGCTCTGCGGGTAGTGGACCAACATTGAAGGGTCCAAAAAAGAATGCCCCGGCGAGGTCTGCAAACCTCCCAGGGCGTGTGCACAACCGGAAACGTTCAGGCATCGGTCATGCTGCAAACCAAGATAGCACAAAGCTATGACAATCGGCATTTCCATTTGTCGGCAGAGCAACTGCAACAGATGGGTGTCAAGGATTCCGATCTTCCTGCCCTTGCGTATCAACAGCGCAAGCGTGAGTTGCTTGAACAGGCGGGCTTTGGCGAAGAGTCGATTCGTGATGACATCATCGTCCGCGTGCGGCGCTGGCCGGATGGGCAACGCGAGGTAGTCGGCTACCCGGTGCGTCGTCACTATCAGAACCCGTTTGAAGGCAAGTTCGGTATCAACATCCCGAAGCCGAAGGTGAAGCGCGGGGAGTCCGAAGATCAGGAAAAGTCGATGGCGAGTGCCATGCAGCGTGCTCGCCGTAAGGTCCGCGAACTAGCGAAGACGGCTCGCCTCGATCACCTGCTGACGTTGACGTATCGCGGTCTCATGGCTGACCGTGAGCGTGCTGCGAGGGACTGGAAGGCCTTCGTGCGTCGTGTTCGCAAAGACTCTCGGCTTGTGCGCGAGGGTGATGCATTTCACTTCGTCGCTGTGATCGAACACCACAAGAGCGGTGGCATCCATATTCATGTTGGCGTGCGCGGTTGGCGCGATGCGATTGCACTGCGCGACGCATGGCATGCCGTGGTGGGCAAGGGTAACGGCAACGTCGATATTCAGGGTCCGAAGAGTAAGGGCCGTAGGCGCATTGTGGGCGTCCATCGCGTTGCTGCGTACCTGAGCAAGTACATCACCAAAGGAACGCAGCACAAGCTCAATGAGCGGCGTTATTGGTCATCCAAGGGGATAGAGATACCTGAGCGCGAGACGATCGGGCAGTTTCGCGCTGGTACGGATGAAGAGTCGTTCCGCGAGGGTATGGATGCAACGATGCGGTATCTCGTGCAAACCGGCGCCAACTGGCAGGGCATGAGCACTTACGTATCGCATGGCCGCAAGTGCTTCTGGTTCAGTCTGGCAGAGGATGGTTTCGAGTTAGACGATGCGGTGTGCGATGTAGAGGACGACGAGAAATATTGCGGACCACACTAGCAGTTTGGTCGCCCAGGTTGTTTCGCGGCTCTTTGCTGATTGAACGCCTGCGCGTTGTTTGCTCGTCTTGGTCGCGCGCGCTCTACGGAATTGTTTTGGGAAGTAGCGTGGGTCTCGGTTGTTGTTCGTCATCAAGTCCCCCTTGGTTATGCAGCGTCCAGCAGGCTAGGTTGCTGACTTGCTTCGTGGCGCTTAATTGCACGCTTGATGCTGCTGAGATGCACACCGAACTGCCGTGCGATTGCGGATCGCGTCATCTTTCCCTGGTGCCATAGGCGGATCGCTTCTGCCTCGTCCTCGCGACTCAGGGCATAATGCCTGCCTAGCTTCACACCTCGTTTCACTGCGGCTTCCATGCCTGC